TACAGCAATTTTGTCTGATTCGGATGTTGCTTCTATAACAGCAACAAGAGGTGCAATGAACCAAGCAGCTTCAGTACCACAATTCATTGGTGATTCTGAAGCAGCACAATCAATTACAGTATCAGGGACACAGTTTCAAATTACTGGTAAAGAATTATTAAGTGCTGATAAACAATGTACAATATTATTTATTGGAAATGAGACGGGTGGTAGAGCATCAGTTACAGTAACAATTAAGAAAGTTGAAGTAGCAACCACAACAGGTAATATGTATGATTAATATGAAAACAAGAAAGTAAATTATGGCTAGAAGTAGATACAGTAGAACCAGTAGAGTAAGCAGATATAGTAGAAGAAGAGCCCCTAGAGGAAGATCTGCTACATCACAAGTAGAGCAGTTGGCAAGACAAATGGCCAACCAAATTATAAGAGAACGTGAACAAGCAAGAGCACGTCAAAGATTAGGAAGAATATTTACTGATTTTGATCCTACTGACGATATATTACCTAATAATGTTGAAACAGTGACACGTGGATTGTTTGCAGGTAATACAGGTAGTTTAACTCAAATGTATACATCATCTCTTTTAACGGCTACCCAAAAAACATACTTCCAAGAAATTTTTAGTACTAATGACCCTATTATTAATACTGCTGCTAATAGTGAATTATCAATAGCATATGGACATTTTAATGGATCGGGGTCAAGAGACTTATCAGGAAATTTAAACAATGATACTCCATCACGTGCTATATATAAACAATATGCACAAATATTATTAGCACCAAATGATAAAAAGTTTACATTTAATGGAGTAGATTCAGACCATATATATGTGTTAAACTTCAATCGTGCTAGAATGAGAGAAAAATTAGATCCAGGTAATTTTGAATTAACATTAGCACAATTGTCCGGATCATTAGGACATTTATCTGCAGGAAATAATCATACAGGATCGGCAGTTAAATTATCCGGATTAGGATTATATCATACAATTATTGATGATTCTTCTTTAACATCTGGAGGTAGTGTTAATGAAGCTGGATTAGTATATAATTTAGTTTCTGGATCAATTGATAGTGGAACATCTATTCATAGTTCAGCAGCTCCAAAATATTATGGATTATTATATCCACAACATGGCGTAGCAATTCTTAATGCTGATTCATTAGATGATACATTTACATCAGGAGGTGTTAATTTTCAGTCCGTTACAGGATCAGGAGTGCAGGGAGATAATGCAGTAAAATTATTTGCTTCATTATCTGGTTCAAATGTTTTAACACCAACTACAGCAGATGGTGGAATCCAAGGAAGATCTTCAGAACAAGTTAAATCAACATATTACTTTGTTAGAATTAAAAATGCAGAATATAATTATTCTAATAATCCTTCCTTTATAACAGGATCATTAGGTGAATTATTTTTCAATACATTTATTCAAGACCCTCAAGTATATATTACAACTGTAGGAATGTATAATACTAGACGAGAATTATTAGCGACTGCAAAAGTATCACAACCGTTATTAAAAAATTATACAAGAGAAGCTCTTATTAAAGTTAAGTTAGACTTCTAAATTAAATTAGTAAGATGATATGCCAATTATTCCATCAGTATTTCAGCCAATTAGGTCAAATGATTATCAGCAAAGGCCGGTTAAAGCTTATAAACGTTACCGAATAATCTCTTCCGGATTTAATCTTAATGAAGGATATATTCGTCACAAAGCATTATATCGTAAAACAACTCCACATATATTTTCTAATACCGGGTTAGGGGTAGGATCACTTTCATATCCTATTAATTCTGAAACTAATACAAATCAACATGTTGTATGGAACACAATTAATCATCGTTATTATAAAAACAATAATCCAGCATTTGCTGCAGATTTTTTAGATATAAGTCAGCAACAAAGATTTTTATGGCATTCGGCATCAATATTTACTGCACCATATGGGCAAGTTGGCGAAAAAATAAAACACGGAACGTTTGAAATTACATCATCAGTAGGAGGTATCTATACTTATTTATCAGATGATGCTAATGGCAATCTTCGTGACCCAGCTATTACATCAGCTAATTTTGCATCTTCTAGTAGAAACTTCTTTTATATGACACTTAATAAAATGTATCAAGAATTTAATGAGTATAGTGATATAGGAAATGATGCAGCTATATCAGGGAGTGTTGTTCCTTATAAATTAAATTCTGTTGATAATTTTGGGTCTGCAGAAAATGGTATGGAAGTTACGCCGGGCGTAAAAACATCTGGGATTGATTCTTCTCAGATAAAAGATTCGGGTATTGCTGGTTTATTAAATAATGGACAATATATACGTATACCTCATCATGATAAATTTGATAGATTTGGTAAATGTGATGACTGGACAATTTCATTTTGGTATTGTTCTAAAAATTCAAATCATATATCACATAAAGAAATTATATCTAAATATGGAATAAAATCTGAACAGTATTTAGATAGTATTGATAAGAAACGAAAGTTTCGTGATGTAACTATTTCTAGAAGTATTAATTTACAAAATACAAAAACTCCATTTGTTATATCTGTTGATAGAAGTGGTAGTAGTTCGAGTAGTTTTAGTTTTAATGCATCAGATGGTGGAAATAAATTACATATATCATCATCAATATTTGCATCGCCAAATGATACGTGGAATCATATTGCAGTAAGAAATTCTGCATCTTTATGTCAAATGTTTATTGACGGCGTTTCAACAAATACAACATCTGGGTCAATACCACAAGGTATAACAGCTAATTCAGCTGATGTTATGATTGGTAGTGTTAATGGTAAGGATATGTTTGCATCTGACCCAAGTCATCGTGTTTCAGAAATTCGAATGTATGATTATGCTGTAAGTTCATTAGGATTAACTTCCTTAGCTAATAGAAATTATTTATCCGGATCATTATATCAAACAAATGTAGCCGGCAATGTATTTTATAGAAATGGTCAATTGGTAATATCATCTCCAATGCCTAAATATCATAGTGGGTCTGGAATATTTGAAAATACATGGGATATGAAATATAGAGGTACTCATCAAATATATGAAAATGAATGTCTGATACGTGTCCCTAAGGATATATTTAATGTTACGATGAATCCAACATCTACATACAGGCCAAGTACAGTTGGTGATCCGTGTTCTACAAATCAAACTAATTTGGTGCCTGGTGAATTACGTAAACATTTATTTGTATCCGGAACATTAAAACCTTATATAACAACTATTGGGTTATATGATGATAACGCACGAATATTGGCAATAGGAAAATTAGCACAACCTATACAGAAAAATCCAGATGTTGATATGAATTTTATTGTTAGGTGGGACTACTAGATATTTATATTAAATAAAGAATAAGTTATGGCATGGAGATCAAAATCCAAATTGCGTTCAAATGCAATTAAACATGGTTATAGAAGTGGCTTCGAACATAAAGTATCGGACCAGTTGAAAGAAAACAAAGTTAAATTTGAATATGAAACTACGGTTATAGGTTATATAAAACCAGAAACCAAGCATACATATACAATTGATTTTACTTTACCCAATGGCATCTTAGTTGAAACAAAAGGAAGATGGGTTCTTGAAGATCGTAAAAAACATTTACTCATTAAAAAACAACACCCAGAACTAGATATTAGAATGGTATTCCAATCTTCAAAGACAAAGATAAGGAAAGGGTCAAAAACTACTTATGGAATGTATTGTGATAAACATGATATTCCATGGGCAGAGAAGACTATTCCGGAAAGTTGGTTGAATGAGAAAAAAAGCTTGTCAAAAGGTTGATCTTACGAGATATTTTTAATATATTCATATTAATAAAATTTTTTATTTAATTTATTTAAAGAAAAACATTATTATTGAAAGTATTGAAATGATAATGCAAAGTATAATTAATTAATTCGCAAATGAGCAAATTCTCTATCATAAGTCTTCTTGAATCTGTAATGGGTAGAGGGAAGATTAATTCTAATGATAATATCGCATTTCATTGTCCTTTCTGCCATACTAGTAAAAAGAAGATGGAAGTTAATATTGTAACTCAATATTGGCATTGTTGGGTATGTAATGCTGCAGGTAGAAAACTTCCTATACTATTTCGTAAGTTAAATGTTCAACGAGAGAAGATAGCTAAACTAGTTGAATTTTTAGATGATGTAGAATGGAAGCCTACAAAAACAACCACAGATACACCAGTATTACATTTACCAGAAGGATATAGACCATTATGGAAATTACAAGAAATGAGTCCGGAATTCCGGAATGCAATTCATTATCTAAAAGGAAGGAATATTGGCATACATGATATTCTAAAATATAGAATTGGTTATTGTAGAAAAGGGTCTTATAAAGGTAAGATAATTATTCCTAGTTATGATGCAAATGGAAGTTTAAATTACTTTGTAGCACGTGCATATTATACTGAAGATAAATGGAAACATAAAAATCCACCAGCATCAAAAGATATTGTAGGATTTGAATTACATATTAATTGGAATATGCCAATTATATTAGTAGAGGGGGCATTTGATGCTATAACAATTAAAAGAAATGTTATTCCTTTATTTGGAAAAACGATATCAAATACTTTAAAGAAACGTATTGTTGAAAAGGGTGTACAAAAAATCTATATATGTTTAGATTTAGACGCACGTAAACAAGCTTTGGATACTGCGCAATATTTTATGTCTAATGGATTGGATGTATATTTTGTAGATATAACAGGAAAAGATCCTAGTGAATTAGGGTTTGAAAAAATAACCAACATATTAAATATAACTGAAAAAATGAGTGAAACAAAATTAATGGAACAAAAGATATTATGCGCACTATAGATACTGGAATAGATATGATTGATAAAATTTATCATATTGCTGATGTACATGTTAGAAATGTGAAAAGACATAAAGAATATCGATTAGTTTTTAAAAGATTATATTCTTATATTAAAAAAACAAAAACAAAAGATTCTTTAATATACGTTGCTGGTGATATAGTACATGCAAAAACAGACATGTCTCCCGAATTAATAAATGTTGTATCAGATTTCTTTAAAAAATTGGCTGATCTAGCACCTACAATTGTTATTACAGGTAACCATGATTGTAACTTAAATAATAGTTATAGACTCGATGCCCTAAGTCCTATTGTTAAAGCCTTGAATCATCAGAATCTACACTATCTTAAAGACAATGGTATATATTGTATTTCCGGAGTACACTTCAACGTAATGTCGGTGTTTGATAAGCCAATAGACTATATTAAAGCTGACGATTTTGATGGAAATTATAAGATTGCATTACATCATGGTTCGGTGCATAATGCATCAACTGATGCAGGATTCGTACTAAGTAATACTCATGTAACTACAAATATATTTGATGGCCATGATTTAGTATTGTTAGGGGATATTCATAAACCACAATACTTAAATGATGAAAAAACTATAGCTTATGCTGGATCATTAATACAACAAAATCACGGAGAATCATTAGGACATGGAATAATGGTATGGGATCTAGCAACTAAGAAATGCGAATTTATTGATATACCAAATGATTATGGATATTATACATATCAGATAGATGATGGTAAAATATTAAACCCAAGTAATAAAATACCGTTACGTCCTAGACTCCGATTAAAGGTAAAGGATACAGATTCTGCTACTTTAAAAGAACTAGTTGCAAAAATCAAATCTGAATATAAAGTGCAAGATATTTCAATTCAGAAAATTAATGCATTAAATACAAATGACGAAAAAAAGAAGATTAATTTTGGAAATATAAGAGATGTAGAATGGCAAAACAAAGTAATCACAGAATTCTTAGCAGATGAATTTGCGTTAGATGATGAACTATTAGATACGATCCGCCATATTAATAGAACAGTACATAGTAAATTGCCAACTAGTACGTTGACTAGAAATATTACATGGACTCCTAAAAAGTTTGAGTTTTCAAATATGTTTAGTTATGGTCCTAATAATACTATTGATTTTTCAAATATGAATGGGCTGTATGGAGTATTTGCTCCTAATGCAACTGGCAAATCAACATTGTTGGATGCATTATCATTTGCGTGTTTTGATAAATGTAGTAGGACTAAAAAAGCAAAACATGTTTTAAATAATAAAAAATCTAATTTCCATTGTAAGTTTGAATTCGAGTTAGGAAAATATAATTATTTTATAGAACGAAAAGCTAAAAAACATGGTAATGGCCATGTAAAAGTTAATGTAGATTTTTGGAGAGTTGATAGTTCCGGTAACGAAGAAAATTTAAACGGAGATCAGAGAGATTCAACAAATAAAAGTATACAGCAGTATTTAGGTACTTATGATGATTTTGTATTAACGGCATTATCATTACAAAATAATAATACAGGGTTTATTGATAAAAGTCAAAGAGAAAGAAAAGAATTATTATCACAATTTTTAGATATTGATATATTTGAACAACAATATCAAATTGGTCATGATGAGATAAAGGATACAGCAGCATTAATTCGTGAATATAAAAGAAAAGATTTTTCAACAGATTTATCTGCTGCAACAGATATAATTACTCAATATACAGGTTCGTATGAAGAAATGAAAATTGATAAGGTAGAACATGAAGAAATGAAAACTAATCTTAATGATATCATTTTTGCCATGGCTGAAGAATTAAAAAAGGTAGATGATAGTTTATCAGAACCTAGTGATATCTTATATGAAATAACTCAATCAAATGATAATATAGGAAATTTAAAATCTGATAGAGATGGACAAAAAGAATTAATTCGTGAACAAAAGAAATTAATTAAAGAGTCTAATCAAAAGATTGATAAAGTTGATGTGGATAAATTAAATAAACAAATTACTGATTTAATAAAATATAAAGCAGATGTCATTACATTAAAAAATGCATTAAAGGTAAAACAGTTAAAGATACAACATGCACAGAAAATGGTATCTAAATTGGATAAACATGAATGGGATGAAGATTGTAGTTTTTGTATGGCTAATCCATGGTTAAAAGAAACTAAACAAATTGCAGATTATTTACCAAAATTAATAGACGAAGAACAACAAATATTATTTGATATTGATGATATAGCAGAAACAATTATTAACATTGAAAAAAATATGCCTAAAGAAAAGTTAGAGTTTTTATCAGGAATGAAACATTCATTAGGAATAAGTAATGGGACATTAATTGCGTATGAACATCAATTAGAAAAATGTAAATGGGATATTGAAATAGTTAATAATAATATTCATGATCTAAAAAAACAACTATCTAAATCACAAAAACAGAAATCTAATATTGAATTTAATAAAAATAAAAATATTGAAATTCAGGAAATTAGAGATGAGATAACATCAGTTAATTCAGAATTGGGACAGTTAGATTCGACATTATTAACATTGTCTGGCAAATTAAAAATGGCAGAAAAAACCAAACAAGATGCACAAGATGGTATTAATAGATTAAAAGAATTAGAGCAACAATATCAAGGATATGAATATTATCAAAAGGCTGTTAATAGAGATGGAGTTCCATATCATTTAATAACAAAAGCATTGCCACAAATAGAATCTGAAATAAATAATATATTAAATCAAGTTGTTGAATTTACAATAGTATTACATACAGATGGTAAAAATATAAATGCACATATTGTATATGATGATGATAATTATTGGCCATTAGAATTGACTTCCGGAATGGAGAAATTTATTTCGTCATTAGCTATTAGAACATCTTTAATTAATGTATCAAATCTACCAAGACCAAATTTTATTGCGATTGATGAAGGGTTTGGAGTATTAGATTCTGAAAACCTCAATTCAATGTTTATGTTATTTGAATATCTTAAGTCACAATTTGGCTTTATTATGTGTATATCACATATTGATGCTATGCGAGATATAGTTGATAAATTAATTGAAATTAAGAAAGCCAACGGATACTCTGAAATCGACTTTACCTGATATTTATATTAAATTAATGAATTATCTGATAAACGAGTTTATTTGACCAAGATAGATAGAAATCAAATAAAAATGTAAAGATATACCAGATAATACGGTCGATTCAAATTAAAGTAAAGGAGTAGCAATAATGCCAGCTGGATCATGGAATCTAGGACGATTGAGGAAACGTGTTGAATACGTAGGCCTTAAGGACTTAGGAATAAATATAGTAGATCAATCTACATCTGCGGACCGATACTTTAATATTGTAGAATTTCCTACCACATTAACTGGTGGGAAAAATCTTTTTAAACTTAAAGCTAATGCAAATAGGTTAGTAAGAAATTCAAAATTACATATAGAAGTTTTAGATTCTAATAATAAACCAATCTATTATGAACCAATTAACTATCTCGAGGCAGATGGTACACGTGTAATTGCAATATATGTTTATCCTGATACACCATATGGTACAGCTACAGTATATGTTGCTGGTAGAGCTAGGGTCGACTTACGAGGAAGAAATTTAAGATATAGTCAAGATGTAAATGATCGAGACTATATTAATTATCCTAATGTAATATGGTCACGTACTGTAACACTAGCACCAGAACGGTTAAACTCAACCGAAATAATATTTACAAAAAAGCCAATATTAAATTTAAGAGAAGTTGTACAGCCTTATTTACAACCACAAAATTTAACCAATGTTGCAACTCAAAGTTTTGGTACTGGGTCATTCACAATATCACCTAAACCAACTAGTGTATCAACAACAGCTGTGTTTAATATGGCTCAGATAAGTGCTAAGAATGCAAATGTAAGTGCACCAGCAATGCAAGGCCAGGGTACAAGTGCCTCCCCTCCAGCATTTTATGGATTCCAATTAGCACCAAATGCAGCATCATTGGGAATGTCAAAAAATTCATTTAGTAATGCATCATCGACTACAACTGTTACAATAACAGCGACAGATGAGTCAGTATTTGAAACTGATACATCATTCTTTACCACAGAGATGTCACAAGGTGATATTATCACTATCACAAACCCGGGAGTTAGACCAGCATCACTTGGAGCATCATTAGATAGCACCGGCCGACTTATCCCTAGATCTCAAGATAGTGTAGATGGAGATTCTGCAGCAAACATGAATCAAACATATGCATTATCAGGATCATATCATTTTGTAATTAATCAAGTTGTTAATACAAAAAAAGCATTTGTAGTTTTAATGTCAGACCCTGCAGGATTCAGAAATATATCAGATTCTAATACTGGAGGTAAGTGGCAAGTAGAATTAGGAAAGTTAGGAGGCGGCGGCCAGATAATTGAATCGATAGAATCGTCGACAAATTATACATGTAGCTTTACATTACCATATGTTTTACAAATAACAGAACAGTCACAATCATTTGCAGAAATAAAAATTGCAGATATTGAACCAGCAACTGGGGATGTATATAAACTAAAAACATTTTACAAGCCAGGCGGTGCATTTGGAAACTTTATAGATGCAGGAGATACAATTCTAGAACAACTAGAACTATTAGAAGATACGGGATCATATGAAGCCGGAGCACAAGATGGAGCACAGTATAATAGAACAGGGTTCTTCTCTAGCTTAGATGATTATCAGACATATTGGACATCTAGTCAAGGAGCACTTGCTCCTACAAATGAATTAACAGAAACATTCGAACCTGATGATTTAATGAGTGGAATTCGATTACAGGCAGCAAGTAATTACGGTACCAATGATTTTTCATATATCAGACTTAAAAATGAATATAGACCAAATTTAACAAGAGACACTCAGTACATATTAACTATTAATTCATTTGCTGATATGTCAACTATTTCAACAGACCCGAATGTAGTTAATAAACCACAGTTAGATATATATGTATCTGCTAGCACCGGTGTTATACAAGCAGATAATTTATCTATTGATTCATATGTGTCTACTGCAGCTGCTACATACGAAAATTCATTAACCGGCAATTTTGCAGATAATGGTCCATTTGGAACACGTATTGGGTCTATTCAATTAAATGTTAGTGCATCTTTAATCCCTGGTATTTTTAGATTTAATAGTACAGAAGATGTAGATGCGGTCGATCTATACCTAGTACAACGTAATGGTAGATTTAATGTAGGTAATATAAGTCTTAAGACATTTAACGAATCTAAGTTTACACCTAACTTTACTAGAATTAATTCTCGAATACCAACTCAGTTTTTAAATACACCTTTAACATTTAAAATAATATTTTTTGATTATCTTAATCAACAAGCAGAAACAGAGGCATTAATATATCCAGTAGTATTTACGGGAGAAAATACAGTAATAGGTGGTAATAATAATTTAATGACCGGATCTGTATTTATTGGTAATGCTGTTGGATCTGGTATACAATTAGCAGGAGTAAATTCAGCATTCATTAGATCAGTAGGATATGAAGGATTTAAGTCCGCATCAAGGACAGATCAGCCAGGTGGTTTTATGATCTATACAGGATCTGTATTACCAAATGCACCAGATGAATATGCTGGGACCGGTATAGAGATTGTACAAGATTCAGGTAGTTTCTTTAGATTTTCAACAGGGACAGATCCTGGGTTAGATATCAAAACACCTAAATTTTATTTTGGAGATGAAAGTAATAGTATTAGTGGTTCGAATGGAAATATAAAAATTAGTGGATCGAATGTATCTATAGATACTCCAACATTCTTTTTAGGAGATGCCTCTGCTCAAATTAGTGGTTCAAATGGAAATATAAAAATCAGTGGATCTAAGTTAGAAATGATTTCCGAGAAATTTTATTTAGGAGGTACAGCTGCATTTGTGTCCGGTGCTAATGGAAATATAGAAATTTCTTCTAGTGATTTCCATCTTAATAATGAAGGTCAAGTAATTATGCAAGGTACTATATCAGCAACGGCTGGTGGTACAATTGGAGGATGGTCAATAGGAAGTTCTTCTTTATCTGCAGGAACTGGTGATTCATTTGCATTAATTGATGCATCCAATAGGAAGTTAAGATTTGGAACAAAAAATACTTTATCTGATGCTAATACTGGTGCATATATTAGTACAGATGGTATTGCATTAGGAGCAAGTGAAAAACTTGTAATAAAGTCATCTGGACAAATAACAGGCTCAGATGTATTATTTGATGGAGGTGTTATTGGAGGATTTGAAGTATCTGCAGGACAGATAAGTGCTAGTAGTGGAGTGTTGGCATTAAA